TCTTAAAAATTTTTATTCTCAGGGGGTTGACAACCCCGGATTCTGTGCTATCCTTGTTTTAAGAGTAATTTATAATTATTCTATAAATATTCTATAGATTAACTTTATTAGTATTCTATTACTATCTTCTTTACTATCTATTGTTAAATAGCATTACTATAGAATATTTGTAGAGTATTTTTACAAATTTTTAAGGTTTATTCTATGGCAAGATGTAAAGCATGTGATACAGTATTTTCCGATTCAGATTTTCTAAGCCCCAAGGGCAGGAGTGAGGAACTTTGTTCTTATTGTCGGTTTATTTCCGATAACCCCAACTACTTGAGTGACAAGGAATATCAGTTCGAATCAATCACTGAAATTCCAATTTATATAGAAAATTATGAGAATACTGTTGACAAATAAGAAAATTGTGTTAGACTAATAGTACAAGGTTGAATTTAAAGAGGTTTTTAAATGTCAGATACACAGTTTAAGAAAGGCCAATCAGGAAACCCAAAAGGTCGTCCTAGTGGCACAAAGAAATCTGCTAGACAACTTGGTGCTGATAAGTTAAAAAAACTTCTGAAAGCACTTGAAGGTTACGCTGATGATGCTATAGTTACTGCTGCTGAGATTATGCAGGATGAGGATGCATCACAAGCTACTAGATTGAAAGCAGCTATGATGCTGTTGCAGAAATATACAGAGATTACTGGTGAGGTGTTCTTCAATCAGCTTCCAAAAGAGGAAGGGAAGCCGAAAGGCAGTGATGAAGATTCTGAGGAAGACGATGATGACGAGTCTCAGAAAGGTAACCTCGCAATGTTCTCAAGAAAATAATTGAGAGGTTTTATGGACGAGCTTTGGAGGAATATTGACGGTTATCCTGAGTATCAAGTCAGTAATTTGGGTCGAGTAAAATCGAAAAGAAAGATTCTGAAGCCACATAAAACTAAAAAGGGATACTTAAGAGTTAATATCCGTGGTAAGAATCTCAGGGTACATAGGTTGGTTGCAGAGGCATTTATACCTAACCCGAGTAAGAAACCTGAAGTAAATCATATAGATGGCGATAAAACCAAAAACTTTGTCGAAAATTTAGAGTGGTGTAGTGGTCAAGAAAACATTAATCACTCTTTTGAAAAAGGTTTGAGGGGTGGTGTTAAATCTGCTGTTGAGATTTATAAAAATGGTGCTTACATTACAACTATCTCAGGTCTCGGTTCTTTAAAATGTCTAGGCTTAGACAAAAGTGCTGTGAGTCGTTGCTTGAGGGGTGAGAGAGATTCTCATAAGGGGTATACTTTCAAAAGATTAAAAAATTACCCTCCTACCTGTTGACAACAACAAAAACTTGTGTTTAAATACATAAACTGACATCGCAATGGTGTCACAAAGAATACCAGCGGGTCTGGTATCTTAGCCTTCTCCCGAGGCATTTGTTGGGGTGACGAAAGAAGACGCTGGACTGCGACGAAGCAGGACGATGCGAATTCCCCAACATCTTATTTTAAACGGTGCGTAGCTTAATGGTGAAGCAATCGGCTTTTAACCGATAGACTGATGGGTTCGAGTCCCTCCGCACCGACCAATTTTGTCAGGTAGCATAATTTGGCAATGCCCTCGACCGATAATCGAGTTTATGTGAGTTCAAGTCTCACCCTGACAACCATTCTAAAGAATTTTGTTGACAGAGTTCTTCAGAATGACTATTATAGCTCTACGGATGGATTCTCCGCTCCGGTGCTACGAACGCTGGAAATCAAGTTCGATTCTTGATAGGGCTGCCAATTAAACTCAACTAGCTTAACAGGTAGAGCATCATCCTTACAAGATGAGTGGTTTCCGTTCGACTCGGAAGTTGAGTACCAAGTTTTGGGGGCACATGTACCAAGGGCAGGCGAGAGGCTTTTGCAAGGCTTCTGGAAGAGTTCGATTCTCTTTGTCTCCACCAAATTCGGGTCTGTACCATAGTGGTCTAATGGAGCGTACTCATAATGCGTTATACGTGAGTTCAAATCTCACCAGACCCACTAAACAATGCGGTTACTTCCCGACACGAGTCTTCTAAACTCGTTCCGTAATAGTTGGGTGGAGGTGTAAGGTTCGATTCCTTGTAGCCGTGCCAAATAGGAGTTGATCTTGAATTGTTTAAATTGTGAAAAACCTACAGAAAATCCTAGATTTTGTTCAAGGTCTTGTTCTGCAAGTTTCAATAACAGGAAGACCCCTAAAAGAAAATTAACAAGAAAATGTTCATTTGAAGGGTGTGATTCTATAGTTAAATCTTACAGGCACAGATTGTGCGAAGAACATTTCAAGTTTAATAAGGACAGCTACAGACTCACTAAAGTTGGCCACTATAGGAACCTTCAGTCTGTGAAAGGGAAACATCCTTCTTGGGTTAATGCACATGTTAGACATTTTGCAAGAACTTGGTTGAAGCACTTGACCGAGAAACCTTGCCTGAATTGTGGCTATTCTCTACATGTTGAGTTGTGCCATATAAAACCAGTAGCATCTTATGGTGATGAAGCTTTGTTGGGTGAGATAAATTCTGAAGATAATGTGATCCAACTCTGTAGGAACTGTCATTGGGAGTTTGACAACGGTCATTTAACTTTAGATGAAATCAAAGGTTGACAAATTCTAGTTGCTGTATTAGCATTACTCATATCCTGTTATAAAATTAACAAATAAACGAAAAGGAGGACAACCAATGAAAAATAAGGTTGACATTGAAGAAGTGAAAGAGTATATTCGTAATAGCTCAGACCAATCAAGTGTCTACATTGGTTGTGACTCTAAACGATTTGGTCGAAAAGATAAAAGATTTATTGCATACGCTTGCGTAGTTCTGGTACACTTAGACAGCAAGCACGGAGCTAAAATGTTTAGCTTTGAAAGGCTTGAAAGAGATTTTGGAAATCTTCGTCAACGAATGATCAATGAAGCTATCTTTGCTTGTGAGATTGGCTATGAGCTTAGAGAGATTGTTGGTGATCGTACTTTTGAGATTCACCTAGACATTAACCCTGATAAGCGTCACAAGTCTTCTGTAGCTATTAAAGAGGCTACAGGTATGGTTCTAGGTATGTTTGGTGAAGAAGCTAAGGTGAAGCCTGAAGCTTTTGCAGCATCAACAGCAGCAGATAAATTAGTTTGTCACTACGGTGGTAGAAAGAATTTTAAAAAATTCCTTGACAAACTGAAAAAAGCTGGTACACTAGAGAATATGAGTTAAGAAATTAAGGCTGCTTTCAGCAAATTACAAAACTTCAAACTATTAATTTGAACATAGAGTAATGCAGCCTGTTTAAATTTGGATGAATACAGCAATCAACTATTATAACTTTCTGGTAAAAAGTCTCTGGCGGTTCGACTCCGTTAAAGTCCTAAGTGGTGGTCACGAGTAAAAGGCATTTCATCCAGTTATATTAAAGATTTTGTTTTAGATTCACTACAGCAACTAACTTTGCACTTTTAATGCAGTGGTTATTGGTTCGAATCCAATCTAAGGTGAAAGCCTTGGTAGCTCAACGGTAGAGCACTTAAATATGTGAATCTGTTAAAAGTTTAAACTCTCGCAGGTGTTTTTGGCGGCATACACCATTTGGGGTGGTGTGGACGGGGTTCGAGTCCTCGGCGGGAGACCAATTTAGGAGGCATCTATGAGAACTTGTAGTTCTTGCAACGAAAGTTACGAACACTACGGCCAAAGATGTTCTCTATGTAGACCCTGCAAAAGAGTTTATGACAGGGAATACCACAAGAACAGAACTAAAGAGACGAAACAGAGAAAGCAAAAACTTCAAATAGAAAGAATCACAAGAAATAAAAAGTTTATTTGGGAATATCTTTCAAAAAGTTCTTGTGAAACCTGTGGAGAGGATGATACAGTAGTTCTAGAGTTTGATTATAAAGATCAATCAGAAAAAGAATATACAATTTCAAATATGTATGACTCATCTTTAGAAAAAATAAAGATCGAGATAGCTAAGTGTAGAGTTCTTTGTGCCAACTGTCACAGAAGGCATACAGCAAAACAACTTGGCTGGTATAAATATTTAGAGTAAAGTTTCGGAGTAGGCGCAGAGACGGGTCGGCTGCGTGAGACTGTAAATCTCATACCTTTGGTTATGTAGGTTCGAATCCTACCTACTCCACCAATTTTAGGATGCTTTCAGCAAACATTATTTTACATTTCAGCCATATATTGAAAACTAAAAATAATGCATCCTGATTAATTATAAGTCTCTGTGGTGGAAACGTCAAACACGTTCGGTTGCAACCCGAAAGATTGCAGGTTAGAATCCTGTCAGAGACTCCAAGTTTTGCCGGTGTGATGTTAATGGTAGCATGACGGTTTTGTACTCCGTTCGTTAGGGTTCGATTCCTTAGACCGGCACCAATTTAAACTCGCTATAGATTAATCGGTCAAATCATCAGACTTTCAATCTGAAGTCGGGAGTTCGAATCTCCCTAGCGAGACCAATTTTAGCGGCTGTAGCTCAACTGGTAGAGCACTACCCTGTCAAGGTAGAAGGTGACGGTTCAAACCCGTTCAGTCGCGCCAATTTTGTTGCCTCGTAGTGAAATGGTATCACATGAGAATTTGACTCTCAAATTGTCAGTTCGATTCTGACCGGGGCCGCCATTAGAGTAATTCGGTGTGGCTGTGGCGGAAAGGTAGACGCGCTAGGTTGTGACCCTAGTACCTGTGGGTTCAAATCCCACCAGTCACCCCAAATTGTTTTTATGAGATTTTAAGTTTTCGCGGATATAGTATAAAGGTAGTGCAGGTGGCTTCCAACCATCGAGTCGGTGTTCGATTCACCGTATCCGCACCAATTTCATTCCTCACGGCGCGCAAGGTGTGCGAGTTGACTGTTAATCAATTGCAGCTAGGTTCGATTCCTAGGTGGGGAGCCAATTTGACGCAGAGTGGACTGGAGGTGGTTCCAGCTTGGTCTCATAAGCCAAATTACGCGGGTTCGACTCCCGCCTCTGCAACCAATTACGGAGCTTTGGTAGATGTGGTCACTACGTCTGTCTGAAGAACAGAAGAACACGGTTCGATTCCGTGAGGCTCTACCAAGTTTTGGGTTCATAGTTAAAGATGATTATGTATCATAAATGATGTTGTCGCAGCACCCCTCGTTATGTTATAAGATTCTTTAATTATATAGCAGACTGCGACTGACTAGCCCAAATTTATTTCGGAAGATAATCCTACAAGGTTGTAGGGAACGCCTGCTAAGCGTCTCGCATTGTGATGAACAGTGTCTGGATCGTTACCAGTATCTTCCTCCAAGTTTACGGGATGTGGTGTAACGGCAGCCACGGCAGACTTAGAATCTGTTGCGAGAAATCGCGTGAGAGTTCGAATCTCTCCATCCCGACCAATTTAAAGGAAAGTGGCGACCAACGGAGGTCAAACAGACTTGAAATCTGTTGCTACTGGTGATGAGCCGGTAAGGGTTCGATTCCTTCACTTTCCGCCAATTCAATGCAGAACGATCTGGTGATCAAACGAGTCTCCAAAACTTGTTAGTAGGGTTCGATACCTTAGTTCTGTGCCAGTTTGATAAGGATTTTTTATGGCTAAATATAAAGTCTCTGATGAACAACTTAAAGATGCTGTAGCAAAATCTTTAAGTTATGCGGAAACTTGGAGAAATCTTAATATAAGACCTACAGGTGGTAGTCACGCCCATTTCAAAAGGCGGATTGAATCTTTAGAAATAGATACTTCACATTTTAAAGGGCAATCTTGGTCTAAGGATATTAGAGATTTGCCTAAAAAGAAGCCAGAAGAAATTCTAGTGTTGAAACCAGAAGGTTCTCGTCGCACTCAAGCAACTTACTTGAGAAGGGCTCTAATAGAATCTGGTGTACCTTATGTCTGTTCTAAGTGTGGTCAAGAACCTTTTTGGTTAGGTAATATATTAACTCTCGATGTTGACCATATTGATGGTAATTGGTTGGATGATAGGATACACAATCTTAGATTCCTGTGCCCAAACTGCCACAGTCAGTTCTCAAGAAATTTAATAGATAAGCATTTACCTAAGAAGAGAAAACCCTTCCCAAGAAAAAGAAAAGTAGAGAGACCTTCAAAAGATGAACTTAAGTCTCTCCTGCTTGAACACAACTTCTCAAAAGTTGGTGAGCTTTTTGGTGTATCTGATAATGCTATCCGAAAGTGGTGTTTATCTTATAACTTGTCTACAAAAAGTAGAGATTATATTCAGGGGTGTGGTGGAACTGGAAATACACATCAGACTTAAAATCTGACGCCATTATAAGGCTTGCGAGTTCGAGTCTCGTCACCCCTACCAAATCATTTCAAATAATTTTCACTTCAACCTATTGACAAATAGAAAATATCATGTAAAATATTAGTATGATGCTATTTGTTCTTCCGAGGAAATAGTATGTCAGGTAATAAAATTGGCCCTGCTAGTAAGCGTCAAGAAGATTTTCTATTAAGTGACGCTGATATTACTGTATTCGGTGGAGCTGCCGGTAGCGGTAAATCGTTCGTAGGTCTGATGACTCCACTCTTATTCGTAGACGACCCTTTCTTTCGAGGTGTAATTTTCCGTAGAACAATGCCAGAAATTACTGCTGGTGGTGGTCTATGGGATACTGCACAACATATGTATAAGCAATTTGATAAGAATGTCAAATTCAAAGAGAAAGACAAGGTAGCAGTTTTCCCATCTGGCGCTCAGATTAAGTTCTCTCACTTGGAAATGGAGAAAGATAAGTATTCTCACCAAGGGGCTCAATATTCCTTCGTATTGTTTGACGAAGGTACTCACTTCTCTGAGACTATGGTTGACTATCTTCGCTCTCGTCTACGTGCGCCTAAGTCTAAATACAAGACTCAGATGAAGATTACCTGTAACCCTGATTACGATAGTTTCTTACGTAAATGGGTAGAATGGTATCTTGACCCGAATACAGGTATTCCAGACCCCGAGAAGGCTGGTAAAACACGTTACTTCGTTCGTAATGGCGAAGAAATGATTTGGGCAGATACAAGAGAAGAATTAGAAGAAATTTACGGTGAAGGCCCGGAAAGCGGTATCGTATCTTTCGTATTCCATCCCGCAACAATCTATGACAATCCTCCACTTATGGAGGCTGACCCAACCTACGTAACTCGTCTGAAATCCCTAACAAGGGTTGAGAAAGAAAGACTTCTTTATGGCTCATGGTACGCCAAGCCTGAAGAATCTGGTTACTGGAAAAAATCTTGGGTTGAATTCATACCTCAAAGACCAATGAAAGTTAAGAAAAGAGTTAGAGCTTGGGATATTTCAGGAAGTTTACCTTCTGAGACTTATCCAAACCCTGACTGGACTGTTGGTGTTTTAATGTCTCTTGATGATGAAAACAACTATATCGTTGAAGATGTTTGTCGATTTAGAGACAGATTTCAAGGGGTCTTTCAACAGATTGTTAAATGTGCAAAAGAAGATGGAAGTGATGTAACAATCATTATCCCGGCTGACCCCGGTGCTGCTGGTAAGGCTTACGCTCAACAACTTATCCGTGATTTAGCTGACTTAGGATTCTATGCCAAAATCAAAACTACTAACCAAAACAAACTAACGAGATTCGCTCCGTTTGCTTCTGTATCTGAAGCAGGTTTTGTGAAGATAGTTAAAAGTCAGTGGAACGACGATTATTGTGATGAACTAGAAGCTTTTGACGGAAGTAGAAACAAGAAAGATGACCAAGTTGACGCATCTTCAGATGCTTATTGGGCTCTCACTCAGTCTATCACACTTCCTGATTTTAAGCTACCAAGCTTTACTCAGTCAAACCCATTCGCAATTAATTATTAACGAGGGATATTATGGCAGAAGATTTAAACTTACAATCTGGTGATTCTACTCCCCCAAGGTTAAGAATGGGTGAAACTTCTACCATCGGATTGAAAGTAAGTAATGACAGAATTTATGAGGAAATGAAACGTGAGCTTCGTTGGCCTGCTGTTATTACTACTTACAAACAAATGGGCTACGATGCAACTATTGCCTCTGCCATTGAACTTTTTGAAATGATGATTTCTAGAGTTGATTGGACAGTTGAAGCCCCTGCTGAAGCTACTGACGACCAAATCAAGAAAGCCAAGTTTATCGCTCAGTGTAAAGACGATATGGAACACACTTGGATGAACTTCATTCAAGAAATTACCAGCTTCCTTACATACGGCTTCAGCGTTCATGAGAAGGTCTACAGAAGACGTTTGAAAGATCAAGGGTCTAAGTACGACGATGGCTTAATCGGCTGGAAAAAGCTCCCTGTACGCTCTCAGGACACTATTGAGAAGTTTCTTTTCTCAGATGACGGCAGAGACGTTATTGGCGTTCAACAAGACCTATCAGCAAGTTATGACTTAGAGCGTTTTAGAAACATTCTAACTAACTCAAATAAAGTTGAAATTCCTAGAAAGAAATTCCTGCTATTCAGAACAAACCCTAAGCGAAACAATCCAGAAGGTAATAGCCCTCTGAAGAAAGCTTATTTCGCTTGGAAGTATCGTAGTATTATTGAGGAACAGGAAGCTATTGGTATCAGCCGTGATATGGTTGGTATGCCCGTTGAATGAAAATTCTAGCGGCCTTGTAGAGAAATCTACATTGAAAACCTTTCTAATTCAGGGGAACCCCTAACGTCAAGACGAGGGCAATCCTGAGCGAAGACTTTGAAGTATACATTCTCTGAAAATTCAGTAGGAGGTTGTATGAAAAAACTAATACCCGGTTCTAAAGGGTACTATATAACACACAAAGGTTCAGTATTTAATTCAAAGAATCAGTTTATTAAACCATCAAAATGTGTTACAGGGTATTTAAAAGTATCTCTTGTTTCGCAAGATGGTAGAAGAATGTATGCAAGTGTTCACAGATTAGTAGCTGAAGCGTTTATACCTAATCCTTTAAATAAGCCTTATGTTAATCACAAAGATGGTGATAAAATAAACAACAAGGTAACTAATTTAGAGTGGTGTACACCTACAGAAAACATGAGACACGCAGTTGATGTTTTAAGACGCGGAGTTGGAGACAACAACGGGAACAAAACAATCAATGAAGAATTAGCTCATAAAATTTGTAAACTCTTAGAGCAAGGTCATACAAACAAAGAAATATCTGATTCTTTAAATGTTCAAGCATATATCGTTTCTTTTATACGAGTAGGTAAGACTTGGACTTCAGTTTCAAAAGATTATAAAATACCTACAAAAAGTAGAGTATTATCTGATAAGACGATTCGTTGGATATGCTCAAAATTAGAAGAAGGCTTAACCGCTGGACAGATTGTAGGATTATCAAAAAATAATAAAGTTAAGATTCATATCGTTAAGGATATTCGTAGAAAGAGAATATATACAGATATATCTAAAGACTTTAACTTTTAACTGAATGTGTGCTTCAAAGTAACGTGCAACGACTATCCCCGGCAGGGGAGTAGACTACAAGTTATTGGTAGTCGAAATGGAAGGCATCCGAAAGGATGGTGATATAGTCTATCCTTCATGGAAACATGAAGCTGCGAGTAATGTCGCGGGGAGTTCCTAACGAGTCCTCCTGAATACAAGAGAATTAAGATTCCACCTCGTTATATGTCGGAAGATGCTACTCCTGAAGAAAAGAGCATCTACGAATATTATCAAAGAATTATTCGTAATATCCACAATAACGAGCAAGCAGGTCTTGTACTTCCTCAAGCCCATGACCCTGAATCAAGACAACCACTGTTTGATTTTGAATTGATGGGTGTTCAAGGTGGTAAGCAATACGACACTGACACTATTATCAAGCGTTGGGACAACAAAATCCTTACATTGCTATTTGCTGACTTCCTTAAAATGGGTCAAGATCAAGTAGGTTCTTTCGCACTTGCTGGTGAAAAGACTACATTAATGGCTATGGCTATTGAAGCAAGACTTAGAGAAATTGCAGATGTTCTTAACAATGA